AACTCGGCCGTCGGGTTGTACTGGGACGGCACCTGGGTCAACATCCAGCCACGCGCTTGGGCGGTCAATGAGATGAGCTGTGATGTCGGCATTATCCGCAATCAGTCGAGCGGCCTTCGGTTCATTGATGACAACGTGCGTATCTTCCGCCCCGCGAGCACAAATCAGATGAAGATCTACGTCTACGACGCCTGGTGTCAATGGCACCGTGCTTGGGACGGTACGAGCATGGGTTATGTAGATCTGGCTGGTTTCCACAATCCATCGACACTAAAGAACAAGTCAAACATCAAGACGCTCCGCGATGGAATGTCGTTGATTGCTGATGAGCGCGTGCGCCCTGTGCGTTATACTATCAACGACAGACGTCAGAAACAAATATTTGCCCGACCATCGGTTGGCTTTATTGCTGAGGAAATGGTCGAGGTTGTTCCTGAGGTTGTTGGTCTGGATCCAGACACAAATGAGCCGGTGGGTATCAACTATGGTGCACTGGTACCTATCTTGTGGGACGCTGTACGAACACTCAATGCACGTGTTGAAGAACTAGAGGAGAAACTAAACGTATGACTTTCCCAACTTACCCAACGTTTCCCACTCCTCCTGGGCAATCACCAACAACAGTAGGTGGAAACCCACGTAGTCCAGACGAGGTCAATGCAGTTATTGGTAAACACCTCAGTGATTTCCTTGCGGCGAAGGTCGCAATAGATCAAGATGCACGGTTCTGTGCTGCTACCGATTTGAAGGTTTCACCGTACAATTTCACTGGCGATCAGGAGGATGCATTGAAGGCCGCAGTTAGCAGTTTGGATTCGGCGCTGGATGCCATCGATCTCACGTTTGTTATGCGCATAGTGGGTTTGGCATGAAATACATCCCTCTTCGCACAATCGAAGTGCCTGATGGTCAGCCACTTTCATACGATGAAGTGATCCGTACTGTTATCCGCCAGCCATTGGAGAAAGACAAGGGAGTCAACATCGAAGAGATGCGCAAAGGTATCCGCATCTTCGATAAGTTAGATGCGAGTACTGATGTTCTCGAGTTGGAGGATGCAGACTATGCCCATCTCAAGGCAAAGGTTGAAGCAATGCAGTGGGGCTTGGTGGACAGAAATCTGCTAGACTTCATCGATGCCGTACTGAATGCTTCAGACACGAGCAAGAATGGAAAAGTCTCAACTGATGAGGTAGTAAAGGCTCACTAATGCCTATACAAACCGTACCCAGGTTTGAGGATCCAGCGTTCATTGCCGACGTCCAGGACCCTTCTACCGAACCAACTTGGGGCACAGCACCATTGTTGAACTTTGACACAGCAGATGGCTCGCTGATTGTGTTCAATGAGTCCAACCAGTTTGTGTTTGCCAACCCCGCTATGACCCTTGAGCAGCTTATCGTCAAGTCGATGATCACAGAGCGGCTGATGTATAATGCTTACGACAAAGGGTTCGGCTCGGACTTTTGGGTCATCATTGGGCGCGGTTTGAGTGAGCTAGCTATACAGTCTGTTGCCGAACGCTACGTGCGTGAGTGTCTTGGTAACATTGATCTGATACGCTTCATCGACAACTTCGTAACACAGGTACAGGGGGACCAGCTCTATCTGTCGTTCCGCGTGGTAACCATTTCGGGGCACGAGAAAGAGTTTAGTTTCGCAAGGACGATTCGGTGACAACAATTATCTCAGTATCTCCAACGTTGACCCAGGTTGGTGTTGATACAACGGTAGAGATCACTGGGACTGGATTTCTAACTACTTCGGTAGCTAGACTGCTAAGCCCAGAGGATCCGCCAGTAGAATACCCGTTGGCGAATTTCCAACTGGTAACTAGCAGTATGATTCGCTCTGTTGTGCCCGCCAATACCATTCCCATTGGATTCTATTCCATGGTGGTCGATAATGGCGGCGAAGACATAGCGCAGTTGGACAACGCCTTCAGGATCAGCGTCAACCTTCCGGCCCTACCGTTTCAGACCAACAATACAACAGACGTCATCCAGCAACGCATTATGGACCGCATTGGAATAGCACCCAATGGGCTACCATACGACAAGCGCCAGGGACAAGTACCCTGGGACATGACTGCTGCACAGGCACCAGAGTTTGAGAAGATCTACAAGCGTCTAGATGATCTGTTTCCACAGGGCTTTGCGCAGTTCATGGGCGGTGCACTGCTAGACCTGCGTGCTGAAGAACATGGTGTACTGAGGAATACAGCCAGTTTCGCACAGACTGTAATGGAAGTCACGGCTGCCGTAGGTACCGTGATCCCTAGCACCATTTCCTTCAGCACTACGGCAACACCGAATACTACAGACAGACCACTGGTCTTCAATAGCTTGGAAACGGCCCCTATAACGTTCAAGAATCCGGTTGCAGGGCTGGTGACTAGCTCTACTACAACTAGTCTGACAGACAACACTGCGGCGTGGACTATAGACCAGTGGAAGGATTACTATGTCCTGATAACTCTGGGCAAAGGTCTCAACCAGTGGCGCAAAGTGATCAACAACACTGCTACCACTATCAATGTCATGGATTGGGATCCAGGTGGTATTCCTGACCTGACGTCAACTTACAAGATCTTCACTGGTGTCAGGATTCAAGCGGCAATAGCAGGTAGAAACGGCAACGTTCTGGCAGGTGCTATAAACAGACTGGCAGTACCTGTCTCGTTCGTTAGCAGGGTGACAAACCCTGTGCCTGCTGTTGATGGTGTAGACAGAGAGTCGGACAGACTGTTCCTTAGCAGGTTCCTGTTGACGGTTCGGCAGAGGTCCGCTGGTGGTAACGATACAGACTACCAGATCTGGGCACGCGAAACTCCGGGAACTAGCCTGGGTACGGTTAGCGTCATTGAGGAATGGGCGGGCTACGGCACCGTCAAGGTAGTTATCGTCAACTCCGATAACTCTATTCCAGACGCTGCTACAGTAGGCAAGGTGTACGATTATATCCAGACCCGTAGACCAATCGGGGCACACGTCACTGTAGAAGCTGCTGTGGCTGCACTGATCGAAGCCAGGTTTACTCTGACTGTGCAAGAGAACTTCAGCCTGGTGGCAGTGCAAGAGCAGGCGAGGGATGCTATCACTACCTTCCTCAATGCTCAGCCTGTTGGCGGCGAAGATGGGCACGTCATGTTCTACCGCGTGCAGCAGGCAGCTATTGCAGGGACAGATGGCATCGAGACATTTGATATGTACTCTACGGGTTACGGTATCAGGCGTGCTGGAGCATCTTCCTTCAGTACCAACAACGTAACCGTTACGGGTACTGAGAAACCAGTTGCAGGGACGGTAACGGCTGTATGAGAGACAAAGATTTCTACGGTTGGGGCGAGCTCTTGATGGAGAACTTGCCCACTTACTGGGAAGAAGACGACTTCATGCAGCAGTTCCTGATGGCTCTCGGGTTTGAATTCGACCCGATAGGCAGGTTCGTGCGTTTCATGACCGATGCAGAGATATATGGAGCCATCGGGCAGCAACTGACTACGAACCTGGAACCGATGCATTCCGCGTGGTTTGTGCGCACTGCCAACGAAGCAGCGATGGCGTACTGGGAACAGATGTTCAGCTCACCCATTGATGCTTCATCAACGCTACCAGAGCGCAGGGCGAATATTATCACTAGAATGCAGGGTACCGCAACACCTACGCCTGCATATATACACTCGCAGATCGCACAGTATGCAGATGAGATTGCAGTAGTAGAATACTTCGACTTGCCGCCAACCGATCTTAGGCGTTATAGTTTCAGTATTCGCATCATCAAACCCAAGGGATTTCCGCCCAACGTACAGTCGAATATAAACCTCATGATCAAGCGCATAAAGCCATCACACCTGGGTTACTTCATTGAGTATAGTGAAGTGACTTGGCATGGTGACACCAGCAACATGACGGACAGAACGTGGGCAGATCTTGGCAACGTAACCTGGGCAGATCTCCGATTTGAGTAAGGTGAGCAAATGCAAACAACCGTTCGACACGGATTTCTACTTCCAGAGGTAACTGATGATGACCCTACACCAAACGCTGGTGTTAGGGATACCACCAGATTCAACTCGAGCCTGAGTGATAGGAGCACTTTCTTTGATTTCAACGAAGTAATCACTGGCAGATGGAGTTTCTCCACTATCACCCTCACAGGTGGGCTAAGCCAGGACTTCGTGAACAATACTGGTGCTGCCAGACAAAGTGGCGACGTGGTGATGCTCGATCCTGCTGTGGACCGAGGTTTCATCATGCCAGTCGCAGGCGCCAGAGGTGAGATGGTTGGCGTTGTTGTAGAAGACATCGCCGCTGGTGCTGTCGGACGCGTTGCGATGGAAGGTTTTGTGCGGACGAAGGCTACTGGTATCAGCCGCCTCCAGTACCTCGTAACGCAGGATAACAGTGTTATAGCTACTGGTACTGCACTTGGTACCTCCGCAGCGTTTGGGATTGCTCTGGAGAACCCCGCTGGCGGTACCTGCCTTGCCTACTTACACCCTAGCACGGGTAGTGATCCTGAGAGCATGTACAAGAACACAACTCTCAGGTCCAATGTCACACCCGTTACCGCTGCGATGTTGGCAGGCAAGCTGTTCTTCTTCGGCTATCTGGCATCTGCACAGAGTGTAGTGCTTCCAGACCCCACGCTAACAGAAAGACCCATCACAGTTGCTGCTGAGGCTGGTACAATCACGGTAACTGCTACTGGTGGCAGCACGGTGTTTGGAGGGTCTACCAATCTGGTTACTGGTGCTGTGCAGAACGGTATAGTCGTTGCTGGCGATGCGTACAGCTTCAAAAGCAATGGCATCCAGTGGAGGGCAGCATGACATACGCTGCTTCTCAAGTAGGCTATTGGGTTGGACAGGCTAATGACAACAGCACAGGAGTCCATCCTCCTTCTGGGTATACACCTGGACAGCGATGGTCTACAACGTCCACACAATGGCAGACCGGATATAATACAGAGTACGCCAATGCTAGGGACACCTCTACTGGATCACATCCTACAGGGTGGGTAAATGGACAGCTTTGGAGTACCACTGCCGGACAGTGGATTCCAATGTACGTCACAGAGTACAACAATGCTCGTGACACTGGTGGAGGCCAGGGTAGCTCTGGACTAGGGGCACAGCATCCACCAGGCTGGAACAATGGACAATTCTACTCCACTACCGCTGAGCAGTGGAATGCTCAATGGGGTAATGAGTGGCGGAACGCCAGGGACCCTCAGGGTTATGCTTACAGCTATCCTGGGCAGCCAGCAAATGCTGTCTTCTGGAGCCAGACTGCTGCCTATTGGAAGGGACAGGCAGACTATTACTGGGGACCAAGCCGACAGTGGAACAATGGTTCTACCTGGGAGCAGAACTACAACGCTTACGTCGGCTACTACAACGACATGGTTAACCAGAGAGACACTTGGCAAGCTAGAGCCAATAGTGCCTGGGGACCAAGTCGTGTATGGAGCAACGGTGAAAGCTGGGAAGCTGCCTACAACAGAGTCTTGCCTCCTGCGTTATCTGTCCTCAGCACTGGTCTTAGTGTAAGTAGCTCAGGTACTGGTGGGCAGTGGGTAGACATCGCAGCTATTACCGTAAACAGAACAGGTTATTGGGCAGGAATGATACACTGCTACTTCGGCGGTGGTGCTCCTGCTCCATACGGTGGCTTCATCAGGTTCAGGTTTGGTGGTAGTATTGGGACGCAGCAGAACTTCAACAACCCTGCTCCTGGAGCCACAAACTACGGCTGGCACACTGGTTATGATGGAGCTGGTGGTGCAGTTCTTGTCAATGCAGGGACGGTTGTTGCTGTGCAGATGAACTGCAACTTTGGAGCAGGCATGAACGGCAATCTGTGGCTAGTTTACTGCCCGACCACTACATATCCACACTAGGAGCACCATGATAACACTGCAACTCAACAACCACACAGCAAGGAGACTGTCCTACTTGATAGGGCACTCCGATGAGGCAAACTCGGTAGTGCAAGCTGCCATAAATGCAGCCAAGCTTGCCGAGCAGAACGTGCGTGATGTGATTCTCTTGATAGCAGATCAGGCTGGTGAGAAATTGCCAGAGAGTTACAGTGTTGAATTCAAGGAAGAACAGAACGAACTCCTCATCACACCCAAGGAAGAACAAAGCATGAACGGAGTAAACCATGAACCCTGAGGAAATGGCGGCCAAGATACACCAGCTTGAGCAGCAGCAGGCTTATCAGACCAATGCAATCAGGGCTGCGCTTGAGGCTCGTTGGGCTGGTGGGGCCGACACTGTTGATGGTTGGGTCAAGGCGCTAGATCCCAACATCCAAACAAGCCCCAAGAAGCCACTGTACTGATGGACGACAACCTGGAATGGCGTATGGCTACTCTGAGCCAGCAACAGTCTGCTATCACACGCGCCTTGGCTGCGATGGAAGATGGTAGGTGGTTGGCGTCGGAGTCCGGAGCAGATTCCGTTGAAGGTTGGCTACTGGCGCTGAATCCAACCTGGACGGGAAGACTCAATTCCAGAAGTCCACTGTACACGCGCGACATACCACCACCCATACCGCCAGAAGCGAACATCCAGTACATCGCCAGCCCTAATCACTACAATGGCAGGGCTGGCATGCGGGTAGTAGCTATTGTGATTCACACGATGGCTGGCACCCTGTCTTCATGTGACAACTGGTTTCAGAATTCTGCTGCACAAGTCTCTTCTCACTTTGGTATTGGCTTAGGAGGGCAGAAGCATCAATATGTAAACTTGCGAGATGGTTCCTGGGCAAACGGTATCCTAGAGTCTGGTAACAAGTGGGTAGGCATAGTGGGCAACAGCCAGAACCCTAACTACCAGACGGTAACCGTTGAGACAGAAGACAATGGCTCTGGTAGCACGGCAGTAACCGATGCTCAGTACCAGGGTACGTTGGAAGTGTGCCAGGTTGCCCTGAAGATGTTCCCAGACATCAGGTACTTGATGGGTCACCGCATCATCAGCCCTAGCTCACGGACGCAGTGCTGTGGGAACAGATGGTGGAACTCTGGGCGGTTCCAAGCACTGGCTAACGATCTGGGTCTGGAGGCTTGTGTATGAGTGAAGCCAAATCAGTTGATGCACCGTCTGCTGCACCAGTACGGAAAGTAACAGCGGGTGGTGTCGGTGCGGCTGTGACTACCATCATCATCTGGGTGCTCAGTATGTTCGGTATTACGATGCCTGTGGTTGTAGCGGGTGCACTGATCACAGTCATCAGTTTCGGCGTAGCGTATCTGGTTCCGGCTGCACCCAACGAGGGAGGCACATAATGGCAGTACAGACGACGCGTACTTATCCTGTAGTATACGGTGGGTGGATTGGTGCGCTGATTGCGATCCTGGTCATCGTTGCTTGTTTGGTTCTGTGGCTGACCAACAAGATGGATGCTCAGACGGCAATATTGCTTGGAGCCACCAACGTAGCAATTCTATTGAGATGAGGTCGTTCTGGGGCTATCTTGGTCCTTGGGCATGGATGTTTGTTGCTGGTTGGGCTGGCGTCGGACTCATGCTGCTGATAGTGAATATATCGGCTGTCCATGTAGTCAATGCAATACCACCTTCACCCACGCCTATTCCTACGGCGACAATCGGGCCAACGGAGACCCCGATAGCTCCAGTAGCGCTGCAAGTGACACTTAGCCACAATGCTCAGGGAGACGTTGTAGTTTCTGCACAGGGTGTGCAGGCTGAGGGTGTGCCGACACAGGAAGCAACTCCAGTTGTGCTGGCGGTAGATGTAGACGAGGACAACAACGTGGTGTCTGTAGAAACCAATCCAACACCAATAGAACAAGCAGGTCCTACGTCTACGCCGTTCCTGGTGGCGACGATAGCTATTCCTGTGGCACCCAAGCCCGCAGTAAAGCCTCAGGCTACCATTATCATCATACCAACAGCTACTCCGGAGCCAGAACAGGAAGTACCAGACCAAAATGGAGAACCCATTGCCGCGGAGTCAGCCAGGGAACCGGATAGGGTTGTTGACGTGGTTACCCCTGTATCTACGCCAGAGCCAGAAGACGATAGTGCTCCCACGCCGCAGACGGTTATCGCATCTGGCCCTATACAGTCCCCAGGTAGCCCGCCGACGAATACATCTGTACCTGTCGCTCCAGGGCAGGCAACTAACACTCCTGTACCTGTTCAGCCGACGTCACCGTCAGTTCCTGGAGCTGCTACAAACACACCCGTTGTTGGGCGCCCCACAGATGCTCCTGTAGCACCGTCTACACCAATCCCAAGCCAGCCAACCCCTACCAGTGCGCCACCAGTTGTAATACCTACTGCGACGTCGGTACCGGCACAACCAACACGAGTACCGGAGGTGCCGACCAGTACATCTGTCCCTTTACCTCCTACCTCTGTGCCACCAACAAGTGTGCCACCCCCGACCCCGAGGCCAACAAATACACCTTCGTTAATAGATCGGCTGTTCAC